GGACTTTCTTCTAGCCTTGCTAGGGACCGAGAACAACTCATCCGAAGATTAGTGGCTCGGTTTGGATCTCAGGTGGTTCGGGTGAACGGCTCATCTTAGAGAAGATCAAAATCTAAGAGAGCTGGGTGGTTTTGGACCCCGACGGAATGAATACCTTGGTGGGTATGATTCCGCCCTTTGGGGTGATTGGCTTCTGGGCACGAGATTTTGGATGTTTCGGTCCCACACCAGTCCCACCTTGTGGTTGCTTGCGACGATGGGTGCACTGGGAGCATCCTGCGGACTTTCGGCCACCGGACTCAGACTCACCAACTGCTCCTCCACCTCTGGGTTGTAAGCTGGGAACAGACTTTTCACGACGGCGGCGACCTGTGCCTCCAAGAGGTTGTGGTCGATCGGGTCGAGTACTAGGCCTTCCCTTGCGAACTTGGTCCGGAATTGGTTCTGCTTTCCGACCATCTGTGACACGATGGTCTTCACGGCTGCTTCCCCCGTCCGTCTCCATCCCAGATAGTGGTCGATCAGTTGCTGTTGATTGGTCGTTGGATTCATTGTTGCTTTCACTTTCCTTTTCCTCAATATGAGGCCCTGGCTCAACTACCTCCCCATCCACAACGGCAGCGATTTTCACATCGCGTTCACTGTGGAGGATCACGGGCATTTGATCCAGGGAAGGTGCTGCTGCAATCTTTCCATCCAATTCCTTCAACTCGGCAACCGACAGGTTCAAGTGGGCAGCAACACTGTCTCGAATAAGGTCCGGATCACGTTGTGTCCATGCATTCGATAACTTGTATTGCTCCTCGTGCAACAAACCTTTGGCCTTAGACAAACCGGTCAATTCAATGATCCGTCTCGCCCAAGTTCCAATGAGTGGGGTTTTGGCATCAGTGGCAAGGTAGCCCAACGCTTTATTGGTCAATGCTTGCTCAACTGAAACTGAGTTGTTTGCGGTCAAGTGAATTTTCCCCAGGGTTCGCATTGGGTCTTGGTAGCTATCACCAGTTGTCAAAGGGTCAATGAAGAGCCGTCCCAAGTAGGGAATAGGTTCTCCTTTGGCAATGACATCCAGCTTGACTATCAAACCAAGATCCTTTGCGACCTTTTCCATCGTGATTGCTAGGTTTGGTAGGGCTGGTGTAGCCCCATCATCCCCGTACAACATGCCAAGGGACGCATAAGCTTCCTTGGGTGTGTACCCCAACTTTCGTAGGGCGCAAAACAAGACGTAGGCGCAAATCCAGGTGTTGCCATCAGTGGTGATAGCAGACCCGCTTCTGGTTCCATAACCAGGTTCATAACTCAGCCCGTGTGCAGTGAAAGCCTTTTGTTTGAATACTTGTTTGAGCAACCGCATCAACTCGGCTCTGTCATCTACGTTGCACCAAGCCGCGTAAATGGCGAAGACGATTTGTCTTTGCAGGAACTCCGACACTGATCCATCCAATCGGGTATAATCAATACACAGGAATTCTTCCGTTTGACTAGCCAATACTCGCAATCTTTCGATTGTTTTCTTAGGGGTCAAACCTGGGCCAAACCATTCCACATCCCTCATCAGGTCAGGTTTCGCCGCCAGTGAGAACCTAGATAGCAAAATTGTGTTGGTCGGATCCATCGTTGTGATGTTTCGCGGACCAGTCACTTTGCCGGCTTCGGCTTTCTGAAACGACTTTAATTGATTCTCTGATGTCATGGACAATGTTGCTTGCACTTTGTTGAACCGTGCAACCTGATTTGGGCTGACCTGTACCTTACGTACATCAGCCACATGGAGGGGTACCCCCTTACCCCGCTTCTCTTCTGGAACTATTAAGTCCACAAATTCCCTGGCAAACTTCCGGTAATCAGCAGGTGGCACGACATGGTTTTTAACCTTCTCAATACGATCCTTAATGGTGGCCTCATCGGCATTAACTCCTTTATTTGGAAAAAGTGCCGGGTTGCTCACTAAGGGCGTAGACACGGCTCTACCAGTAGGCCTGCCATCCTCCGTTGCCAGTGAACCTAGGCATTGGAAGGTGGCTACCACAGAGCCATGGGTTACTACCACATTGGCAGAAATCTTTGCTTTCATTAAATCAAAGAGAAGGGGAGCATCGGTAGCATAACTTTTAATGTCATTCTGCTTCAGCAACCGTTCCACATCAGAAACTACGGCTTCAGATTCCTTATGGGTCAACCTCTCTTGGATGGCAGAGAACACTTTACCTTTTATCTCTATGCCATGCCAAGAACCATCCCTGCTAATCGACAACTCATCATGAATCGGCTCGTAAAGGGTATTAATACCTTCTTTACAAACGTCTAAACGTTGAATTGGGAATCGCAGGTCCATATAATTATAATATGGGGCAGGGATTGCTGCCATGGGAGTCAACACAATGAACCTATGGTGAGGGTCATTGGGTATCATTCTCTGTTCCAGGTTGAACACCAACAGCCTGTTGTACTTGTCAACTACCGTTGCAACATCTCCGGTATAGTTCCAAAGTTTATGGCGGTATTTTGCTCCGCCAGCCACTTCAAACTCCACCTCATTGTCCACAAACCGGTAGGCAAAATCCGTCTCTCTTCCTGCAACTTTAGTGGGTACTAACGTGTACATCAAGATGGGAACGAAATACTGCATCCACTTGCTAATGTCAGTGTAGTAGTCAACGTCACACATGATGATGGCCGAGTTTTCCTTTACGTTATCGTTGGAGAAAGTTGTAGCAAAATCCTTGGGGCCGTAGAAGTACCTAGTCCCTGCTCCAATATCCTTAGGGCTCTTCGAAACATTAAAGGGTGTAAACCCAGCAGAGCACACTACATCATTCATGTAGGCGTTCATGCTTGTTCGGAAGGCCGCGGCTGTGGCATGGGAATGGGAAACTGTTCCTACGAAGGTATGCAAAGTTTGATCATTCAAGAGAAGGTGCCTCAAATTTTTAGGTCGGTAAATCACCCCTTCGACCAATTTGGAGCTGGTTTCCACTCCGAGTTTCCATCGGAAAGTCGTAACAACGTGACTGACACGAAAGGCCCAGTAATAGATCCAATGTTGGGTTCGAAACCCCGCACGGTTCCATTCCTTAGACCATTGCCGGAATTGAGAGTCGTCATCACCAGGTATGTTGTCAAGGGCTAGGTAGTTTAACTGGTTGGAGGTCTGTTCGACCATCCCACCAGCCGGGTAGGGAAGATTTGTCTTGCGGTGAGTCTTCGGCTTCAGTTTCAAGGGATTGATTTTGTGTGGTTCTTCAAGAAACACTTGCTTCAATACCTCCCGATGCCTAATCCTCTCAGTCCGTATCTTCTCCATTCGTTCCAAAGCTACTTTCGCCTGCGCAAAATACACAGGGGGTGCAAACATGTTGATACAATTCAAGGTGTCAGAAAAGAGTGGTAAAA